TTTTCTTCTTAGCTATTGCAGCTTTGATGAAAGGGGGAAGCTTTTGTTGTGCCGGGGTAAGACCGGACATCTTAGCATTCTTCTTTGCGGGAGCTTTTTTTGCTGAGGCTTTTTTCTTCATCGCCATGATTAGTAGCCCATCTTCTTTTTACTTGAGCTCTTCATCTTCTTGCCACCCATTTTTTTAGCGGCCTTCATCTTCTTGCCAGCCATCTTTTTTTCACTTTTCATCCCATGCATTCCGTGCTTCATGGTATTTACTCCTTACTTTTTTTTCTTGTTGTTTTTTTATTTTTTGTTTTTGTTTTTTCTGGTTCTGGTTTAGATACAGGCGTTGAGGTTTTTACATATTTAGACATATAAAATTACCACTTTACCCTATCGGCCCAGTACGCAGCAGACATTACACCCTTTTTTATATTCTTAGAGTGACGCGCCTTAAACGATTCACGACGCTTACGATAAGCCGCTGATTCACCCTTTTTCTTGGGAGAACCAGAAACGCCCTGTTGACCAAATCTGATTAACTTAACCTGTGACCCACTCTTGGCTAAAACAGCGTGGCTTTTTTTGGGATGGTTTGGAGTACGCTTTGGTTTATTATAACCGAGCGAATGTTTCACGACCTTTTTTTATTGCCATTTACTTTTCTGCCTTTTTTTCTTTTAGATCTAGTCTTTTTAATTGCCAGGTCAATACCTTTATTTGAATTGTTAGTCCCCATTCGCGGACCACTGATATAGATATTTCCTTTAAATACCATAACCTATCTAGCAGGCCTTGGATTTTTATCCTTAGAAGACTTTCTTGCTTTAGCAAGGGACATTACTTCGTCTTTTTGGTTGTCTTCTTTGCGGCTGGCTTTTTAGCAGCCTTTTTGACAGAAGCAACGGCCGTATCAACAGCTTGCTCTGCGGACTTGGCGACTTCGTCAGCGGCTTTTTTAGCAGAAACAGTTACATCCTGTGCTGCCTTCTGTACAGCGTCAGCAACTGCCGACTTAAGTACAACAACCTCTGGCTTGCCTAACAGCTTTTTAAGTGATGATAGTAATTTTTTCATGTTTATACCTCTTTATTTTAAATTGAGTATGTTTATATAGTATCGTCTAAACGGGCAAAATGCAAATTATCTACCCTGCTGAGCCTCTTTGATAAGGTTATATCTTTCTGCCGTTTCTCTAGACGCTAGGGCAAACGTTTGAGCAGCGGCTTCTTTAACGGCTTCTGAAAATGATTCTATATTCTTGGGATCTGCGCCTTCTAGGCCAATGGTTAGGCACACAAGAACATCTACATTTTCAAAATTTCCTGTATTAATTTTTCTTCCAACTGCTACAGTCATAACCGGTTCTGTCTTAACAGTTAATCTCTGGTGAGTCGAAACCACTGAGTCCATGATTGGTGAGACTGACTGCTCGGAAGCGCTTTCGGTAATTTTTGGCATGTTTATACTCCTACTTTTTCTAGAATGTTTGTTATAAGATTTAATGTACTTAAAGATTGCTCTTCAAGAGACATATCATCCGTATTCAAAACATATGTTGCTTTTTGTTTTATTAAATCTATTTGTTTTTCTGAGTGATGGTTTTTTTGTTCCTCAGAAAGAGGTTTGCCATCTCTTTTTATAATTCTATCATTTAGAGTTTCGTCTGACGCATCAAAGACTATCACTATTCCATTTGGCTGTTTTAAAATAGAGTCAGCTTCATTCTGGAATCTTACATCAGAAACGATAACCGCAAACGGTAGACATTCTTCATCCTCCATTAGCGAAGAGCGGTATCCTCTATACATTTTGGATGATTTCATTATCGCCCAATCGGAAAAGCATGTTGCCCTATGGGATCTGCAGACATCTCCAGCTTTTTGAAGAAAGTTTCTTGGCTTTGTTCCTTCGGGTTCGATTGAAAGGGACTCAATTTCCAAAACCATCTGAACTAAATCCTTATAAGCTGGTACAAATCCTATTGGAGATCCGCCATAAAGATCATACAAAACATTATGAATTGCGTATAGTCTTCTTGATTCTTCATTTATTCCCTTTGTGTTCTTTTTTATTGAGGCGAGTTCGTACAGCGGTAAGGCGTAAAAGATGTGCTGCCACAAAATAGACGATGAATTAGAAAGACCTATCGAACCTTTTGGACATATCGAATCGGCAACAGAAGTTTTTCCACTACCGGCCTTTCCCGCAAAACCAACAATTATTGGATAATCTTTTTTGTACGAAATTGTCATGACATGATTATATCATATTTTTTTACGGCCATGCTTTTTTTCTTCTAGTTTGTCCAAAAATTGATTACACAACTCGTCTGGCTCCCAAACAAAGCTTCGTTCAACTTGAACAACCTTAAAATTAAACTCCTCTCTTATGTCTTCAATTGTCATAAGTAAGGGAAGTAAGGAATTGTTTCTGCATTTCCATTTTCCGTTTATTTGATTAGCGACAACCGCTGAATCAGTATAGATAATTGGATCATAAAAATCTGACATAGAACATATCAACAACGCAGATATAACAGCTTCAAATTCCGCTTCATTATTTGTCCTTAGACCAAGACCCCTTGCAAACTGAGCTACTTTTTTTCTATTTTTATAAACTATGGCAGCGCACGACGCTTCCCCTATTCTTTTTTGCCCTTGCCCTCTAGAAGCTCCGTCACAAAATACTTCTATGTTCATTGTTCTATATCTTTACATTAGTCTTTATGCCATACTGCTTTGCCCTCAACTGAAGGTTTTTCAATTGTTTTGGGGTACTAACCATATGGGTGGCAAAAAGGGAGTATCTCTCCTTTTTGTAAGAAATTTGAGTAGGAAAGTCTAAATCTTTTCTTTGTTCCGAAAAAAATTCGTTAGCGGAACTAACGGCTTTATAATGACCTATGTACATTTTAATACGTCCTAAAATCTTTATCGCTATAAAAACCCTTTTCTTCTCTTGCCGTAGCTATCTGCATTGATTGAACTTTATCTATTAACTTCCTAGCTGACTCAGAAGCTATACGCGCAGCTGATTCCATTGATTCAGCTAAGTTCACTATAGATTCAGCTGTTACCAGAGCAGTATATTCGCTTTCTGCCGCCCCTAGTGCGTTCGCTTCTCTCTCCGCCTCATTTTTGCCTACTCTATTTGCCTTATAAACCCTTTTATACGAGCCCTCTATTAGTTTATATTGAGCCCTAGCCATTCCGGCAAATCTTGCTATTCTTCCATAAACGTTGGACGTCCTAGCAACCAAAGAAGCTAGTTCGTGTATACCAAGATCAAGAGTATTTATATCTGGTATTGTGATAAAATACTCAGAGTCTTTTTGACCCGACGCATAGGCCGTTACAATTTCTTGAATTTGCGGGTCTATGAATTCCCTAAGAAGCTCATTAAGTTTTTGCATTGTATGTATGTTCATGAAACCTACTTCATCTCTAAGAAATTTATTACATCTTCCATCTTAGATTCTACCACAATTCGAAGTATTTTATCTCTTGTTTTTGATAAATGTTCTCTAACCGTATTTGGATGTTCTGAAATTTTTTCGCTTATTTGGCTTGACCTCAAACCATCTATATATCTCCATTTTAATAGCTGTCTTTCTTGAACTGTCAAACTTAAAAATGGTTCTGCACAGCTTTCTCCAAGAATCCAAAATTCGTTTATTTCTTCTGTAGCCAAAAACTCATGCATTTCTCGTTCTTCTGGTGGTGCCTTAAAACCAACTTGTTTCTGCTGTTCATCCCTATCTTCAGAAGATTCATCTGATAGAAGTGGAAAACTCTTTCTTCCCAACTGATCTATTAAAAATGTATCCACATTTTTCTTTAGCAAGTAGAAGAAATAGCTATATAAAAATCCGACTAAAAGGAATTGGTCCCTTTTCAGAATCCCTTCTTTGATATCTTGCAATGCATTGGAAAAATGTCATATCTACAGTCTGCCTAACATCCTGCTCATCGCCGGTATCTTTTTGCCATGTACGTTATACCGTCTCAGTACTTCGTTTACGTGCTTGTAGCCAGCCATATTTAATTTGTTTTTTAACAGAGCAAATCTAACGTATGAATCTTTAACAAAAAGAGAAGTAAATCTTCTTATATCATAGTCATTAAGATTATATTTGCCGTAATACAGCATTGTTGTGTACTTGGTTAAAAAGTTATTAAATACTTTTATAAGTTCTTTTTGTGATCTTTGGTTTCCCGATTTTGCTTCGGCTATTAACTGCTGCATTTCTTCTTCAGCTAAATTGTAATACTGCTCCTTATACGATCCCATTACTTTCCTTCCCAGTTCAAAATTTTGTCTGCGTAAAAGGATCTTATATCTTCATAAAATACAATGTTTTTTATTCCAAGCTCTTTAGCAAAGTCTTTTGCGTCTGAATTAAATTTGCTTATAACAAAAACTAAATTATCAAACTCTTTTTCATAATATCTTTTAAATCTCTTTAGTTTTATTTTGCTTTTTGGATCAAGAAAACCTTTTACTTCTACCCAAATATTTTTTTCTTTAATATAAAAATCTGGAGTATATGCCTTTGTTCCCCTTTTAATTGGAAACGCAAACACAGTTGGTTCAAATTCAAAATCGATATCATACAACTTTAGTATTCTAGCAAAGTTTGCTTCCCAGTTAGACCTTAAAACCAGACCAATATCTTCTCGATACCCGGTTTTAGTGTGCTGATAGACGTTGCCCTTTCCACCGCTTTGCTGCTATAGTTGTTTCGTCAATAGTATAGTTCTTTAGCAGTGGACGGTTTAAAACAGGATGTTTTTTAAGACCAGAAATTTCCAAAAAAAATTCTTCTGGGATGTTGTT